TGTTTAAATCATCTAAGCCTGTAATGTCACTTACATTGATGTTACCACCGTACACATTGTTAGTCATGTAGTCGTTTAGAACATCACCAGGCATGTCTGTGCTGTTAGTGATGTGAAATACACACTCAGGTAGCCCAACTACATTCTTCGAACGATTGTAATTAACTTCAACGATTGCGTACAACAACCCTGACATTGGGTGCGATACTGCACTCCAATTATCAAACAATGTATCAGGTGCAGGACCACCATTAAGCGGTGTGCTTTCTTTGTACAAGTAAACTTTAATTAATCCATCAACACTAGGGTCTTGATTGCCTGCACTATCAATAGTTTCACTAGCAGTGAATCCATCTACATTAAACACAACTCTATTGTTATTGAAGTAAACATTATCTAAAGTGTAACTTGATGCAGTACCATCAATTGCATTACCTGTTAACTCACTTAAAGTTAAGCAGTAACGCATTTGTTTGTAATCACTGCTTAACTGTGCATCAGTAATACTGCCCGCGAAGTAAGCACTACCGTACAGTACTGGTATTTTAGTTTCAGTACTTGGGTTAAGTTGTAATCTAGCACCTTCATCAATTGTTTCTGTTGATGTGGTATCTGAAACATTGTCTGTTAATAAGCGCGATGCGTAACCTAATATAGCAGTCTTTGCTAAGTTAGACCCGAAACTATTACCACCTAACCATTTAAACGCATCTCCAAAGAAACTCATTTCGGTGCTCCAAAGTTATAATTTGAACTTGCTAATGCATGAACTCGACCCATGCTACTTTCACCACTAAAATCAACAGGGTTAGTTCTGCGCCCACTTACCTTCTTGTTTAATACTTCAACAATACTATTACAAGCCAATGCTATTGTAGTAACTGCTACATTCGTTGAATGATTAACCTTATCAGTGATGCTGTAATTGCTAACAATACCTTTGAACTTCATTGATGGGTTGTTTGGTATCGATAATAAAGTACCATTAGTATTGAATAAACCTCTGTAGATTTCAATTGATGAACCTTTAATGTCGTGAGTTAATATATCACTAACCTCTGTTGATGGTATGCCACTAATAGTAATACTAAGTTTTGATGCACTTGCTTTCAACTCTGAAGTTGTTCCACCTATGCTTAATAAGTTACCAATGCTAGTATATGTATCACCACCAAAAGTTACTGCAGTATTGTAATCACTTAGTAACTCAGTTCCTAAGTCGGGTATTACCCACTTAATAAACATTGCACTTTCAAGTCCACTATAATTGCTTAAATCAATCATACTAAATTCTCATGAAATACAAATGCGCCTGACCAACTAACTTGATTGCGTTGAAATATAGTCCAAGTAGGCATAGTTACACAGATAACATTCCATGTTTGTCCTGAACTCAACATACCGTTGTGTAGCCAATTAGTGTAACCTGCGTTAGTGAACGCAATTGTTTCAACTGAGAATCTATTAGCACTTTCGATTGATTGAATTTGTGTTGCTACTTCATTCCACGGCATGCCGTTCGGTAACTTAACTGTGAATGTTTTGCCTGTAGTACCTCTACTAGTAGCACGCACAGTACCATCTCGTGCTATTGTTTGCCCTACCATTGCTTTGCTATCGATAGCAATTGTTTCTGCGTGGTCTATAATCCATTGAAAACTCATATCTTGCTCCTATGCAAATGATGGTAGTGTTTCTCTACCTTGTTCAGTTAATGCAAATAAAAACTCAGGGTCGCTTGCTAGTAGTGCTTGGAAACTAGGTGCATCAACTGCATTGATGTTGTATGTAACATTAGATGCTGAACCTTTACTAACATTAGCAGGACCTTCTACTAATTCAGGACCTGCTTCACCAACAACACCGTACCTGCCGTTCGGTATTACACCACCACCTGCAAAGTAACCAGCAAACAAGTTGCCTAAACTACTACCTGCACTACTAGCACCACCCATAATGTTTGCGGCTAACTTCTTGCTTTGTATTCTAAGCATATCGTCAATTACTGACTGTGCAAAAGACTTAAAGTTCATCTTGCCTGTTTTAGCGAAGTTGAAAATTGCATCTTCCATGTTCTGTGTTACTGAATTGAATATAGTCTTAGCGTTGTTAGCGGCATCAAATGCGGCTTCTTGATATTCTTTAAATGCATCTTTCCATGATTCTGCCCAAGTCTTTGATTGTTCAACTTGTTCTTCAACTTCATCGCCAAAGCCTTCAAGTGCATTAAGACTTGCTTCAAATTCTTCTTGTAAGTACTGAACGAACTCAGTTGCTTTTGCTTTGTTAATAACACCTTTGTCTAGTGCTTTAACAACAATAGCAACTTGTTTGTTGTATTCTCTCCACAATGCAACTGAAGGGTCCATTGTTTCTTCAATACCTTCAATTGCTTTCTTGAGTTCAATAAGACCTGAAACATTACCTGTTCCAACATTGAGTGTTGTATCTCGATTGCGTAATATTGATATTTGCTTATCAATATTGGCTATTTGCTTTAATGTGGCTTCTTTCTGACTGGCTCCTGCATTAAGTGTTAAGTCGCCTTCTAATGTTTTACGGAATTCAACTAACTTGTTTATCTTTTCGAGTACTTCTGCTTCTGTCATAACAGACAGAAGACGGTCTTTAACAGTATTGGTGGCTTTTCTAGTAACTGCATCCAATCCGCTTTGCTTCTCGTCTAGTTCGTCGCTAGCACCAATAAACATTTTAAGTACTTCATATGCGCCCCATATAGCGGCGGCAACTAATCCCCACGCACCTACGAAACGAATAACTATCTTTCCAAAACTACTAAGCATCAACTTTGCACCTGCAATAGCACCAGTGAATTCACCAAATGCTTTTATTAAAACGGTAAACTGTGCGGTTTTCTTCATTATACCAAGGGCAGCCCAAGCAACTACAAAGGTTTTAAATGTTGTTGCTAGTGCACTCATGTTCTCCCAAACAAAACGAACTGCGTCGCCCAATGATTTAAATGCATCTCGCATTGCTAAAATTGCTTCTTTGTTTTTGAGCATAGTGGATAAGTCGTCCGAAATGCTTTTGATTACTGGTGCTAACTCAGCGGCAAGTATTTGTCCAATTGCACTGAATTGACTACTTACTTTAGTCCATGCATCTTTTGCTCTTGTTGCTGATTCAACTGTATTTTTGTCAAGTACTATACCCAGGTCTTCTGCTTCGGCACGCATTGCGCTTAAACCACTAACTCCATCTTGGAGCATGTTCACCATCTGTGCGCCTTCCATGTCGAACGCGGCAACTGCTAGTCTTAGTTTTTCTTGTTCGTTGGCACTACCACTAATTGCACCCATGTAATCCATGAACACAGCGTTAATGTTACGCATACTACCATCTTGGTTCTTGAACTTAATACCAAGTGCTTCTAAGTCTTTTGCTAGTACACCAGTACCATTGCCTGCTTCACCAACTCGTCTACTAAATCGCTGTAGCGATGTATCAAGTTGTAGTGTTGACATACCTGCTAATTCAGCGGCGTGTCTAAGTTCTTGTAGTGCATCAATAGAAAAGCCTGTTTTGTTTGCTACTTTGCCTAATGCATCAGAGGCATCCAACGACTTCTTAATAAACATACCAAAGCCAACTAATGCTGTAGTTGTTAAAATACCCTTGAACTTACTGAATACTTTATTAGACTGCTTAACAGCCTTGTTAGTTTTATCGACTTTTTTCTTTAAATCAGTAAGACCTTTTAGTGCTTGTCTTACATTTAAATCGATGTCATAGACTAGTTCTGCCATGCTACTTCCTCATTAGTTTCTTGATTAACTTAGTAATGTACTCGGTAGTAGGTTTAGACATACCACGCTTTGCTTGCTTTGACCATCCTGCATCAAGGTAAGTTGCGTACTTGTACTTCGCTTTGATTTTGCCACCACTGAGTTTAGTACTTCGTTTAGCATGACCTGTATCGATAGGTGTTTTGTTGACAAAGAACTTGGTTGCCTTCTTAGACAACTGCTTCAGTTCTTTTTCAATTCTTGCTAGTGATGGTGTTACTTTATCTTTAATTGATTTACTCATTACTTAACCTTTTTAACCGCTTCTTCTAGTGTATTTATATCTAATTCATTGGTAGGCTTAGCACTGCTGTTGTGGTATTTCTCAAAGGACAATGCCATGTCCATAACATACAAATCAATAGTATTAGCATCGT